GATGGGACTCTCCAAGTATTAAGCAGCAATTTGGTTGCCAAGTTTAATGTGAATTTTAAAGATATGTTCCCATATTCTTTATCCACTATTACTTTTGATGCTACCGATACTGATATTGAATACTTTACAGCAGAAGTAAGTTTCAAGTATACTGTATATACATTGACAGATTTAAACAATAACCCCCTATGATAGATCTTGATAAACTTCAAGATATGTGGGAAAAGGATGCAAAGATTGATATGGATAATCTCCATACAGAATCAACAAATGTTCCCACACTTCACGCGAAGTATTTTGAAATGTACAACACGATCTTTCTTTTGAGAAAGAAAGCAGAGCAACAGAGAAAAAATATTCGACACGAACGCTATGAGTATTTTAGTGGAAAAGCAGATCCTGATGTTTATGTGGAGAATCCATTTCCTAAAAAAATTAGGGATAAGGACACTATGCAAAAATATTTGGATGCAGATGAGAAGCTTTCAACAATCTGCTTGAAGATTGATTACTACGATACAATGCTTGTTTATATTGAAAGCATTCTAAAGCAGATTACTAATCGTACATATCAAATCAAGAATGCAATTGAATTCATGAGATTCAATTCTGGATTGGGGTAATAAATACCCATAGATGAATGGATCTACGTGATTGATACGACGGCTAACCTTGTTATATCAAAATCCAACGAAGTATTTTTAAAAATCAATACGGAACCTCATATTGAATATGAACTTAGAGATCACTTTAAGTTTGAGGTTCCCAATGCAAAGTTTATGCCCCAGTACCGTGGAAGGAATTGGAATGGGGAGATTCATTTGTATGACATGCGTTCTAAACAGATCTATGTTGGTCTGTTAGATAAGATTGTCAATTTTTGTGAGCAATATGGTTATACTTACAAGTTTGAAGACAATAAATTCTATGGCACTCCATATGAGGAGAATGAATTAATATCATATGAGGGTGTTAAGGATTACATGAATTCCATTTGTGCCCATACTCCCAGGAAGTATCAAATTGAGGGAGTATATGGTGCCCTAAAGCATAATAGAAAACTATTGATATCGCCCACTGCTTCTGGCAAATCTTTGATGATTTACTCTCTTGTAAGATATTATGTTGACAGAGGGCAAAAAATCCTTTTAGTTGTTCCAACGACATCCCTTGTAGAACAGATGTACAAGGATTTTCTTGATTATGGTTGGGATGCTGATTCATATTGCCACAGAATCTATTCTGGTAGAGAAAAGAGTAATAGTTCTCCAGTGACGATTACTACATGGCAATCAGTCTACAAACTTGAGCGATCTTTCTTTGAAGACTATGGTGTAATTATAGGTGATGAAGCACATTTATTCAAGTCTAAATCTTTGATTCAGATTATGACTAAACTTCATCATGCAAAGTATCGTTTTGGTTTTACTGGAACTTTAGATGGAACTCAAACTCACAAATGGGTTCTTGAAGGATTGTTTGGCCCATCATATAAAGTAACAAGAACTGATGAATTGATGAGACAGGGACATCTTTCTCAACTTGACATTCAGTGTCTTGTTCTTAAACATCCTCCTCAAAAGTTTGAAACTTATGAAGATGAGATACAATATTTAATCAGTCACGAACAACGTAATAGATTCATTCGTAATTTAACTTTGGATCTTAAAGGTAACACTCTTGTTCTTTTTGCAAGAGTCGAAGCTCATGGACAGGTACTTTATGATCAAATAAATAATAACAAGCGAGATAACCGTAAGGTATTCTTTGTACATGGTGGTGTAGATGCTGAGGAGAGAGAGCAAGTAAGAGAAATTACGGAAAGAGAAAACAACGCAATTATTGTTGCCTCTTATGGAACTTTTTCTACAGGTATCAATATTAAAAATCTCCATAATGTTATCTTTGCCTCTCCAAGTAAATCAAGAGTCCGCAATCTTCAAAGTATTGGACGAGTTCTTAGAAAAGGAAAAGACAAAGTAAAAGCAACTCTGTATGACATCTCCGATGATTGTACATCCAAGTCCAAAAGAAACTACACACTTAATCATTTCATAGAAAGAATCAAAACATATAATGAGGAAAATTTTAACTATGAGATAATCACTATCCAATTAAAGGTATGATAGAAGACGATTTTTACGCAACAGTAAAATTAAAAACAGGAGAAGAAATCTTTGCCAAGATAGCTGCTTCTGATGAAGATGATAGAACAATGCTTTTGATCTCCAATCCAATAATTGTTTCTGAGATTAAAGGTAAAGGTGGTATTATGGGTTATAGAATGGAACCCTGGTTAAAGACCACTACAGAAGACATGTTTATAATTAACTTGGATAACGTTCTTACGATGTCTGAGTCATCTGATATTGAAATGATCATGATGTATCAGAGTTATGTTCGTCAGTCACAAAATAATGGACTGGATAACAACTCCAAGATTAATCGTAGAATGGGGTATCTTGGTAATGTAAAGGATACCAAAGAGATCTTAGAGAAGATCTTTAAGAGTAGCTAATATATTTCTTATCAACCCTGACAGAGTTATTCTACTTGATTTCCGGAACTTGTCAAGTAAACGTTTAGATGATATAATTCATACATATTATGAGATAAATTAATGATAACTTCGGGTATGACCAGAAGAAAGAGGTCAGAGCATTACGTTAATAATAAGGAGTTGCTCTCAGCTCTGATTAATTACCGTAGTGAAGTTGAAAGAACTTTCATTCAAAAGTATGGTAGAGAACCTACAAAGCAAGATAGATCTCAGCATTGGGATACTAAACCTCCCATTCCTCGCTACATTGGTGAGTGTTTCCTGAAGATTGCTAATCACTTGTCCTTCAAGCCAAACTTCGTGAACTATATGTTCAAGGAGGATATGATTTCTGATGGTATTGAAAACTGTGTTCAGTACATTCACAATTTTGATCCAAGTAAGTCAACAAATCCTTTTGCATACTTCACTCAAATTATTCACTACGCATTCCTTCGTCGTATTCAAAGAGAGAAGCGTCAGTTAGAGATCAAGAATAAGATTATTGAAAGATCTGGTTACAGTGAGGTGTTTGATGATAACAACACCCTTGACGGATCGAACTACTCCGATTACAATCAAATTAAAGACAACGTGCATTCTAAGCTCCGCAGTTAATGAAGATTGCAATCATCACTGATCAACATTTTGGTGCTCGTAAGAACTCCAAGTTGTTCCACGATTACTTCCTAAAGTTTTATAATGATACCTTCTTTCCAACCTTAGAGAAAGAAGGTATCTCTGCAGTTATTGATATGGGTGATACCTTTGACAGCAGGAAAGGTATTGATTTTTCTGCTTTGTCTTGGGCAAAAAACAATTACTACGATAGATTAAAAGACATGGGTGTCCATGTGCATACTATTGTAGGAAATCACACAGCATATTATAAAAACACAAACGATATTAATGCTGTAGATCTTCTTCTTCGTGAGTATGACAATGTAACTGTGTACTCAGAACCAACTGAAGTTAAGGTTGGTGAAATGAATGTCCTTTTTATTCCATGGATTAATCAAGAAAATGAATCAAAAACTCTCAAACTTATTGAAAAGACTAATTGCAAGGTTGCGATGGGGCACCTTGAACTCCAAGGATTTAGAGTTAATCGACAAATCGTCATGGAACATGGTATGGAGAGCCAATTATTTGAGAAGTTCTCCAATGTCTACTCAGGACACTATCACACTCGATCGACTAACGGAAAGGTCCACTACTTAGGAAATCCATATGAAATTTATTGGACAGATGTAGAAGATACTCGCGGGTTTCATATTTTTGATACAAAGACTTTAGAGCACACTCCAGTAAATAATCCTCATAGGATGTACTACAATATTTACTATGAGGACACTGATCACCAAACTTTTGATGCTCGAAATTATGAGAACAAAATTGTAAAAGTTATTGTTCGTAAAAAGACTGACATTAAGAAGTTTGAAAAATTTATTGACAAACTTTATTCTGCTGGAATTGCAGAACTTAAAGTAGTTGAAAACTTTGATTTTGGTGGTTGGTATGGGGATGAAGATTTCAATCCACTTGAATCCGAAGATACTCTTTCCATATTAAATAGGTATATTGAAGAAGCAGACATCAGTCTTGACAGGTCTATGGTTCAAAAGATTATGCAAGAAATATACCAGGAAGCTTGTGAGTTGGTCTAATGTACATCTTAACCATCTATGGTAAAGAAACCGAAGGTGCATATTCTGTAACCGATGATGACGGTGAACAGATACTTTATCTCTTTGAAGATGAGGATGATGCCACTCGATATGCTATGATGTTAGAGGATGATGGGGCTCCTGAAATGCACATCATCGAAGTTGAAGATGAGATTATGATCAAGACCTGTGAGATTCATGATTACAGGTATACTATTATCACCAAAGATGACGTTGTAATTCCACCCAAAGAACATGATTTTATTTGAGACCATTCGTTGGAAAAATTTTCTCTCCACTGGCAATCAATATACTGAAGTTGACTTCACTAAAAACCATACAAATTTGATTGTTGGTACGAATGGTGCTGGAAAATCAACAGTGCTTGATGCCTTGACTTTTTCTCTGTTTGGTAAACCATTTCGTAAAATCAATAAACCTCAACTTAGCAATTCTACCAATGAGAAGGATTGTAAAGTAGAAGTTGAATTTTCTGTTAATAATACTGACTGGAAAATTGTTCGGGGAATCAAACCCAATTTGTTTGAGATCTGGAGAAATGGATCCCTGATGGACCAATCATCTGCAGCACTTGATCAACAGAAGTGGTTGGAACAAAATGTTCTAAAGATGAACTATAAGTCTTTCACTCAGATTGTGATTCTGGGCAGCAGTACTTTCGTTCCATTCATGCAACTTACGACAGCAAATCGTCGTGAAGTGATTGAAGATTTGTTAGATATTAAAATCTTCTCTTCCATGAATGTTGTTATTAAGGAAAAGATTCGTCAGTTAAAAGAAGAAATCAAAGTTCTTGAGTTAAAGAAAGAAACTCTCAGGGATAAAGTTGACATGCAGAAAAACTTTATTGAAGAACTTGAGAATCGTGGAAATGCCAATATCAATGCCAACAGAGAAAAGATTA